AATCTTTTACAGTAAATTGTTGAGTTGTAGTTACTTTCCTAGATGGATCGTAAGTAATTCCAGTGAACTCAAATGACATTCTTGGTAATGTTATTTGAGTTGATTTGTTTAAATCTGGGGACTGCTCTAATCTTGCTAAAAACTTTTGTGTTGGTCCATATGCAAGAGGAACTTTTATAATATCTACTACTTCATCGGAAGAGTTTGTATGCTTTATCGTTATGTTATTAAATAACGTACCAAATGCAATCACCGTTTTTCGTAGAATTTGGTGATAAAAATACTCAAACATTTCTCTTTCCTTACAAATAATACGTTAATAAGAATTATTTAGGTTAAGGTTGACCAAATGGATTTTTTTCTGTAAAGTCCACTATAGAATCTGCACTAATTTCTATCTGAGTATTATCAGAATATCCGTCATCTAGCGGATTTGTATCAACTACTCTTAGTTTACGAGAAGCAGAAGATGTTGATCCGACGATATTTTCTCCAACCGTAAATGAACCATTGACAACGTAAATATCCAAAAGATTAGTTGATGCATCCCAATTTCTAACTCTAGCGGTTGCTCCACTTGAAGAACCAGTTATAATTTCATTGAATATAAAGTCTCCAGTTGAAGTGGAAGCTGGGGTAGAAATTGTAATTGTAGGTGCTTGTGTATAACCAGCACCAGCATTTGTTATACGAATTGCAGAAATAGTACCTGCTGCACTAACAACTGCAGATGCTGCTGCAGACACTGTAGAAACGCCTGTAAATGTAATAGTTGGGGCAGTTGAGTATCCAGAACCACCAGAAGTAACAGTAATAATTCCAACAATACCATTTTCTATGATAGAGGTTGCAGCAGCTCCACTTCCTCCACCACCACTGAATTTAATTGATGGTGCAACCGTATATCCAGAACCAGCATTTACCAGTTGCACACTTTGAACAGACTGTGCGTTTGGATTGACGTTATCTGTACAAACAACGATACCACTTATCATGGTAACTGTTGCAATTCCAGTTACACCTCCAGATGGAGCAGATCCAATACCTACAGTTGGAGCACTAGTATATCCTCCGCCTCTATTGGTTACTGTTATTAATTTGATACCACCATTTACAATAGATGCAATGGCAGTAGCAGTTACTGCAGTTCCAACAAGAGTTAATCTTTGAGTTGAACCAAGTAAAACTGTTCCTCCATCTGTTCCATCTATTGGATTGAGTAACTCATCAATCGCATCAACTCCAGTGTCAATAACTTCATCTTCATATCTAAAGAGTTCACATCTCAATTCATAAACATAGTTTTTTTGAAGTTGATAAAAAGGCTTTTCGTGCTCAACATATTTTATTTCAAACAATCTATCTCCAAGAGGAAAATAAATTAAGTCTCCTTCTTTGGGTCTAGATGAAAGTTTGATATTTTGTTCATTCTTAATGAGAGGGGCAATATAAGTTTCAAATCTTTCTTGAGATATAATTAAATTTATTTCATTTGTTGCCTGAATGCCAAACTTTGACATTAATGTTGGATTTTCTGCATATCCTTCATATGTCTCTACATAAGCTTCAATTGGATATGCATCATCAAATTTGGACTGAATAACTTCTTTTATTACTGTTTTTTCTGTTAGGTATTTTCTGGGAAGATAATAGACTTCCACTCCATACATTCTTAGTTGTTCATTGATTAAACTCTGAACAAGACTTTGTTCTGATGATGATCCTTGTAAAAAGTATGGATTTAGCATATTTTTATCCGATCATATCAAGAGGTGGAATTTCATAAGTATTAGACATTTTTTCCATTAGAGTATCCATTTCTCTTTGAGCATCATCATATATCTGTCTGCCATTTAACTCAACTCCACCTGGCAATTTAACCCCTTGGAACTTAATTAAATTCTGTCCCCACTGTTTTTTAATTAAAATAGTCAAATATCTTTTGAGAAATGAATCATTCCAAACTCTATTAAAATCATTTGGATCCAAAAGTCTATAACAATCAATTATTAGATAATCCCCAACTTTAACACTTCCCCAATCAATGTCCAAATATAATCTATCTTGCCTCTGATTAAATCTGATTTGTTTTTGAGTCGTCAATAAAAATTCAATATCTTCCAAATAAGTTTTAACCATTGCGTAGGTCAAGATTTCAGTGGAACCCCAGTAGTAAATATCATTTAAGAATAACTGATATTTAATACTGAACATATTATTTGTTGTGGTATTGGTTCCATCAAAATGATAAATTTTGGTTATTCCAATAACTGCAGGTGGAATTTGTAAAAAATTGCTTGTTTCTTTATATGAAAATGTTGTAGGTACTCCATCAATAGTTGCTGAAGCTGTCGTTGTTACAATACCTGCAATATTGTTTCCTCCAGGAGATCTTCCTCTATCAATATCTGCTTGAGTTATTTGATATTTCAAAAATACTTGTGTGACACCATCAAAGTGCCTTTCATGGAAATATTGAAGCGCATCGTCAACGAGATCTTCTATCTGTTCGTCTGCAACATTTATTTCTAAAACAGGAGCTCCTAATTGTCTTTTGCAATAGTTTATTAACTCCGATCTCGTACTAGGTTGCGCCATTTCTCAGTACCTCTCTTAGTATTTATGGTGCAGAAGAAATTCCTGGTTTTACTAATATCATTCCATCAATGATTCTATAAACGGTTGTTCCAGAACTAACTAAAACGTCGTAAATATATCTTCCTTCAGTTAAGGACCTAGTAGCAGTTGAACCCAAAGAAATATTGAATTTGCCACCAGCAGCACTAGTAAAACCTACAGTAAAATTAGTAACTGGATATGAAGAAGAACCTATAGATACACTTTTTGCCATTTGTGACGATCCAGTATATCCAGTAAGATTAAAAGCAGTATTTGCTATACTGATAACTTCAAAATTTGCTTTAAAAGTTGCACCAGTATTAATAGTCAGATTGATTGGATATGCTACACCAGCATCAGGATCAAATGTAAATTTTTTAGTAGACATTTGGAGCTCCTAAGTTAGCAACAACTTCTTGTTGTTTTAAATAAAGTTTAAAATAACATTTTGCAATGTTTTTAATTTTATCAATATCTTCTAGACTATCTATTTCCGAAGCAACTTTGAAATATTCAAAACTTTTGCTCAAGTTTTCCAGTTCTATCTTATCAGGATCCATTTGCCAATCTCCTAAGTAACGATTTAATTTCATCCAAATCACCTTTAATATTAGCAACTTCAGATTCAAGTATATGTAACTTTTGTTGCTCTTTTTCACGAGACTCTCTTTGAGAAATATATTCCTCATGAGCGGTCTTATTTACGTTAATAATACTATTCGTTGCAGGGTCTCTAACAAGATTGCTATAACCCTGCACTTTTACATCTTCCATATTATGCTAATGCGATAGTTCTCAAATCCTTAATTCTAGGAGGATACGCTTGATTTGTTGATGTCAAGACTAACTTTATTCTGTATGATTTGAATGGTGGTAAATTATTTGTTGTAAAATTATACTCTTTAAATGTTAAATCACTTGATAAGAATCCTTGCGATGCATCCGTAACAGGGACTAATACATCAGAAGTTCCATCATTTGTGGATGAATATCCTGGGAATGCTTGGAAAATAGGTTCAAAGTTTGGTGATTGTCCAATTGCATAAAATGCTCTAATATCAGAGTATTGATTAATATGTGCTGATAATATAATTTTTAGACTCGTCGCTGAGGTTTCTAGAACATTTTCTTTTGTTATATATTGGAATGCAGTTGGATCTTCATTAATAGAATTTACTCTACTATCTTGAACATAATTTGTTATTGCTTTATTGACTCTATTTGTAATTAAAATTGCATTCATTCTCTGTGAGTCAACAATTGGACTTAAACGAGAATCTTCTGATTGAAGACTAATCTTCATATTAAATGATCTATCACCAGGGAATTGTGAAATTATTGAACTGTTTGTTTCATTAACTCTAGACGCAATCAAACGAGGAGAAGTCAAGTAATTTGTGGTATTTAAAGTAACAGTTTCATACCCTTTGTCATTAAAAGGTATTTGCGTTGTTTGTCCTGAACCGTCATCAAGACTAGTTCCAGAGACTGTTCTAATCTGAGCACTAATACTTGTTCCTGGAACAGTAACGTTTTGAACCATTGGTACAATAGCTTCAAATGGCATATTTTGAGTTGCCTTGGAGTCAAATCCACCATCAGATTTTGTTTCGTTTACATAGAGTTTGGGGAAACTTGAACCAACGCTTCTATTAACACCATCAGAACTCATATCAAGTTTTAGTGTATAAGAATCAAAAGTGATTGGATTTGACAGAGTAACATCATCTAGAGAATGTGTTTTATTGATTCTCTTAAGTGAAACTCCACCAAGTTCATATTTGTACACTGGTGTTCCAGCCAAATAGTTCTTTGGATTTGAACCTCTTGTTATACCACTAATTGATCCAGATGACGTTGCAGTGTATTCAATAATTTCATCTCCAATCAGTAAGAATCCAGAATTTGTTGTTCCAACTCCAACATTTTCAAACGTAGAGAAGTTGGTGCTGCTTTCTACTGATATAGAAGCAGTTGAATCTGAATTATATGGTGAGGTTAGTTTCGTTGGTAATACATCGGTTTTTACATTTGATAGAATAACTTTATTTGATTCATGGTGCATACCATGATTCTTATGATTAACTGTAAAGTGTAATCCATCATTTACTCCAACTACTTCAATACTACTTGGAGTAACATTGCCGCCTGCTGCTGAATTTAGTGTTGTTGTGATGCCAGCATTATTGACAAACTTAAGTGTCTTTCCTACACCAACCTCAAAATCTCCTTGGACATTATCAAAGATAAGTTCATTTGTACTAGCAATAGAAACGATTGAGAATCTGGCATTTCTACCGACATTTGAAGTTCCCAGTGTTGTGATTCCCAAAACATCACCCACTACATATCCTGTTCCAGAAGCGTTGACTGTCGCTGCAACTGCAACACCATTTGAAATGGTAATATTTGCAGTTAAGTTTTTGCCTGTACCAGTAATATTTGTTAAGGCAACTCCAGTGTAAGTTACAGAACCTGATGAGGGAGTATATCCAATTCCAGCGTTGATAATAGTAAGTCCACCAGTAGCAATACCGGCACTACCAACATACTTACCTGTAGCATTACTACCTTCTTGTGAGAATGTGTTTCCAAATACTAACGTATCTTGAAGTGTTGAACCAATTCCAACTCTAATTTTTCTAGACTTTAAATTAATTGAGTTTGGCTGTAATTTAGGAATTTGACCATTTCCCTCACCTAGGATTGGATTATAAACTTCTAAAGTTCCACTAGGTACAAACTGAGCACGACGGATAGTAAATTTCAAATCTTCCCATTGACTTGGATCCCAAGTAGAAGCATTTTGTGACTTGAATAGAGAACCTAAGTAAGGTTGATTGGAGATAAACTCATCTGATATTAAATCAGTCTCTCCAATTCTTGAGATAAAGACTCTATATTTTGTGGACCAAGATGCAAGACAAATTGCATATTCTCCACCACCCTCAAGATAAACTGGTGCTTTAAAAGTAAATCTTGTTGGAACAGTGCCATCTTGTGATGTATTAATTTGGTCTGGATCCAAAACAATTTCAGAGAATGGTAAAATCTTTTGAGTTGGAACACCATTCTGCATGGTGCGAATTTGGAATGTCATGGGAATATCCATGTCATCCTTTGTCTGGAAGAAGACATCACAACTTGTAATAAACACACCAGTTTCATCTAAAACTTGGAATGACTGTGCAAGAGGGTCATACCATTCTCTAACTGTAGTATTTGATGTAGTTGCAGAAATAACATTAGAAGAACGAGTTGAACTTATAAGTTCTCTTGCTGCTCTACTTTGAGATTCTTGTCTGATTTGAATTTCAGCATTTCTTACAGAAACAATATTTTCTTGTACTGTTTCAAGAGTTCCTGTTGAAGAATATTGCTGTTCACCAATTGTATCTGCAGTATTCTGATTATTAGTTGGATCGTCAGTCAGTGTAAAAGTTTTTGTACCTGTTTCAAATCTTGGATTTGTTCCAACATTAGGATTAGGAATATAGAAACTTCCAATTAAAACTGAACTCAAATCGGATACAAGTCTAAAATTGGAAATTGTTGCTTGAGCACCACTTGTTTGTCCAACAAGAATCATGTCTTTTGCAACATATCCGTAATATTCACCTTGAGCTTGTAAAGATAATGAATAAGTATCAACGTTCAAAATAGTTGATGTTGAAGAATATGTCTCAGGTAAAGTATTACCTTGTCCAGGTAGTTGAACTTGTCCAGGAGTTCCTAAGAAAGTTTCAATTGATGATGGAGAAACTTGAGACAGATATGGATTGTTTGTGAATACGCTTGTTGGTGAATTAAAT